TGTTTTATTTGTGAGGTTTTATGCAACTCTTCTGAAAAAGTGGATAATTTCTTAATCAATCTGATTTCAAAGTCTAGTTACTGGAGTTACATTGGCCGCGCTGCACAGGCTAAACGGGATGAGCCGTTAATCGCCTTGATTCATGGGCATATCACTAATGAACAATTTGACTCAATTGAACGTGGCGAAATTACTTTAGCTGTAGCCATGAGTAATTTATCCCACGACCAAAACCAGCATAATCATCACCAATCTCAATAACGACTATAGCATCGTCGTTGAGCAATATGCTGGGTTGACTGTGCTTGGTGATATCCAATTAATTTACGTAACCTTCGATATAATCAAATGTCCATTCAATTTTGCTCATATCTATGTCTGGCTTCATAACCCAAAGCGTGTAGGTTTCACCATCTTCGTACTTATCTCGTTCATCAGTAATTGCAGTAAACGACCTAACTTCTCCTGACTTGCTGTCTTTTATCAAGATAAAAAAGTTTTTTAACGAGACGCCACTATTATTAAGCACATTAATTCTAATGTCTTGAGTGCCTTTTATTTGGCTGGTTGACGTTGACCCTCTTAAATGGTTGTTGTCTGGAGTAGCTGTTGCTTTTATTTTATGCATTTCATCAGGCGTCAGCTTTCTTAGCTTAAGAGGGTGCTGTTTTCTACAAATGCTTTTTAACTCATTAATTAGTCTTGCATCATTAATTCTAAGTACACCTTCCTTTACGCAACCTAAATAATCAGAACCACTGAAAAAATCAGGTGAAAATTTCAAGCCATAGCCTTTGTTACCTAGAATTGACATTAAGTTAACCAAGAGAAATACAGTTATAAAAGTTAGTTTTTTATAGTTATATTTTAAAAGCTTACATATTAGGAATGATGTAAACGACAATAATAACGGAGCAGCAATAAATCCTAAAAAAGCGCTTAACATTAGCATGTTATCGCTGTAGTCAAAAAAATGCGGCACAAATGGAAGGATAAATATTGACGAAGTAACTAGTAATATAATTAATAAAGCCGTGTCGAAGTTTTCATCCTTGAATCTTTCCATATATATCCCTTTAATAAAGTACTGACGACCAGAACACTCTACCAATAACCCTAATGCTGTCTTTTCCAAAAACTAGCGATTCATCAGGAAACTCATCCTGATTGTAACTTCTAAGTCGTAAACCTTGAGGGGTGCGATATAGCAGTTTTACTCTTAACATACCGTTATGATCAACAGCATACATTTTACCGTCAATAACCTGGGTTTGTGATTTATCAATACCAACGGTTGAACCATTGGGTAAAACTGGTTCCATGCTATTACCTGAAACCATTACGCAAGCCGCAGATTCAGGTGAAACACCACATTTTTTTAATGTTGACTTAGCAAATCGAAGTTTGGCACCGCCATTTTCTTTTACCATGGTGGATCCGTCACCAGCAGATAATTCTACTTCCCTAAAAAACGGAATAGCCACTTCATCGGCTTCAAGCGGAGTGTCGTTATCCCACAAATCAAAACCTCCAAGCATTTCTAGATTGCTTGAAACTTCATTGTTTGATTTAGGGCAAGAATCCTCTTTGCCTGACAGTATCCACTCTGGCGAACATTGAAGTGCGTTACTCAACGCAATGAGATTTTGTCCGCTTGGGGTAGATACGCCATTCACCCACTGGCTAACCGTGCCTTTAGAGACACCAGTTAATTTAACAATGTTTACAGCCTTTAGGCCTAAGGCCTGCATCTGCTGTTTGATGCGTTCTGATATATCCATAGTTAAGCATTCTAAACTCTGAAAAGTTAAAAGTCCTATACTTAAAAAGTTTTGTGAGCTAAACTTTTGTTCGCTTGTTAAACTTTTTGGCAAAGCCTAAGGCATCAAATGAAAACATCTGACGTAATTGCCCACTTCGGGAGCAAGGCGAAAATCGCCAAAGCACTGAATTTAACTAAAGGTTCTATTTCTCAATGGGGGGAAACAGTGCCTGAGTTACGAGCTTTCCAGATTGAAAAAATCACTAATGGGAAACTCAAAACCAACCATTCACCAAGTGCTGCAAACAGTCAGTAAGGTGGATTATATGTTTTTCAGCAAAACAAACATGCGAAAACCGTCGGCAGTTTCTACAGATCCACTTGCTGCGGCTGCATCACTGACGGATGACCACAATATTTCAGAGGTAGCGAGGTTGCTGGGTAAGAGCCCTAAAACCTTGCTCGCCAAGCTGAACAACGATAGCGACTTCCATCAACTGCATTTAGGTGAAGCGGTGGCGATTACCCATGTAACACAGGATGCGCGCATTTTAAGCGCGTGGGCTGTAAGCATGGGAAAAGTGCTTATCGACGTACCTAAGTCTGGCATTACTGACGATGAGTTTTCAGATCTATTGCTGTTAGTGCAAGAGCGCACTGGCGAGCTAGGCAAAACGATTCGCCAAGCGCGAGCGGACGGCATTATTACCGATGCTGAGTATGCCGATATTCGCAAGGCCACGATTTCAGTCGTTGAGCTGCTATTCCAAGTTGACAGCACCATTCAACAGCAAGTGCGGGAGTAGCGGTTATGGCACGGATAAGAACGGTTAAGCCAGAGTTTTGGACTGACGAAGATTTAGCAACAGTTTCCGAAACTGCGCGTCTCGTTGCAATCGGTCTGCTGAATCTTGCTGACGATGAGGGCTACTTTAATGCAAATCCTAGGCTCATTGAGTGCTCTTTGTTCCCACTCACTGAGCCATCAGTGAGCATTCAAGAGTGCCTCAATCAACTCTGTGAAATTGGTTATTTACAGCTCAATGAGTCCTCAAAAGGCAAGATTTTTGGTGTTATCAAGAATTTTGTAAAACATCAAAAAGTAAACAGGCCAACTCCTAGTAAAATCAAAGAGTTATTTAACAATTGTGAGCCTTCACTGAATACTCACGGAGGGCTCACTGTAGGAAAGGAAAGGAAAGGAAAGGAACAGGGAAAGGAAATAATACATGGGTCATCGCCAAAAAACGGCGACAACCCGAGTGCGAAAAACAAGCCTGATTATTCACCTGAGTTTGAGCAGATTTGGCAATCGAAGCCTGAGCGCGAGGGTGGTAACAGCAAGCTTGAAGCGTACAAGGCGTACTGTGCCCGTATTAAATCCGGCGTGCCCCATGCAGATCTTGCTGCCGGTGTTATGCGATACCGAACTTATTGCGATGCGAGAAGATTGATTGGTTCTCGGATGGTTAAGCAGCTTGCTACGTTCTTTGGGCCTGATGAGCACTGGAAAGAAACATGGGCGCTTTCAGATACCGCAAACAACGACCATGCCAACGGCGGTATCGATTGGGATGTTTCCATTTTTGATCACCAATCTGACGAACAACACCAAGGAGGATACGTGATCGACGGTGAGGTGGTGCAATGAAAGATTTAACTCAAGCCATGAGTGGCGCCATTCAAGCGATGAAAACCGTGAACACTTCTGCGGTAACTGCCCAAGATACTGACACCAGAGTAGACACCATTCTAAGCGAGCTTGCCAAGCAGCTTCGCGACATAAGGCCTGCGTGGAAGCAAGCCTTGCCGACAACCGACGCAGTGCGTGGATGGAAAGCGCAAATGCGCTTGGCGATGACAGAAAACGGAATTAACTCGCTAATTCAGATTGAGCGTTGTTTGGTAAAGGCTCGCGCTGACGATAGCGCATTCTGGCCTTCTATCGGTCAGTTAGTTCAGTGGTGTCTAGGTACTGAATCCAATGAAGGTCAAATCCGCGAAGCATTTGATCGTTGTCGTACCAAGCAAAACTACGCTGACGATGTTGAGTATTCCACATGGCTTGAGGTTGGGTTTGAGTGCAAACGATTACCGATAGGTAAAGATTTTGACCTGTTCAAAACAGTGTATCTACGCAAGTTAACTATGGCTCAACGCGGGGAAATATTACCAAGTAAGGATACGCCATTACTGCAAAACCAAGCGCCAAGCGCCAGAGGGTATATCGAGGATGAAATAGCTAAGCGTATAGCTGATGGTAATCGTCCTTTAACCAGTATCGAAAAGCGTATGTCAGCACTACGCCAACAGCAGCGCACCAAGGGCAAAGGCGAAACATTTAAGTACCGGAGAGCTCATGGCTAGACCGCTTAAGGCGTTACCAGATGATGCGCCAGATTTATACGCATTTGTGAATGCGCCTAAGGCGGCTAATGACGAACCCAGTTTAAGCGAGTTAGCCAAGCGAGTTGAGCACGTTAGACCAATTAGGCAATACCCGATTTTTTACCACTGTCGTGGTGGTGACTCAGATAAAAAATTCGTCTTAAGCAGGATGCGTTGGATACCAGACAGCTTAAAACACTGGGCGTCACTTGAGTTTGAAAGGCTGTATTTAGCCGGTGGTCGAGAAGGACGGTATAACGCGAAAAAGTTTTTACATGGTTTAGCCAGCAGCTACAGAGGAAAGTGAAATGTTAACTATCGGTATCGACCCAGATTTAGAAGCCAGCGGCGTCGCCATCGTGATCCGCAACAAGATTAGCGAACTCCACAAAATGCCTTTCCCGCAGCTGATTGAGTTTATCACCACGCTCGCTGCGGATAACGAAATCATCGTCAAGCTGGAAGATGTGAACGCCTGGGCTGGTGTAAAGCATCGAGCAGGAACTGGGCCAGCAGCAATGCGCAAAATCTCGCAGAACGTCGGCCAAGTGAAAGCGACCGCAAGCCTCATTAAAGAAATGCTCAACTCGAAAGGCGTGGAAGTGCAACTGGTTAAACCGCTGCGCGGTGAAGTGAAGATGATGGCGAAAAAGAATCATGCCTACTTCTGCAAGCTAACCGGCTGGCAAGGTGGGCGCACTAACGAAGATACGCGCGATGCTGCACTCATCGCGCTACACGGATAACGGATAAGGGGATAAAGCATGTCAAGCAGAGGCGTTAACAAAGTCATTTTAGTCGGTCACTTAGGGCAGGATCCGGAAGTGCGCTATATGCCAAACGGAAATGCGGTGGCCAACATCAACGTTGCGACCAGCGAGAGTTGGAAAGACCAACAAGGACAACAGCAAGAGCGCACTGAATGGCACCGCGTTACGCTGTTTGGAAAACTGGCAGAGATTACCGGAGAGTATCTGCGCAAGGGCTCACAGGTTTATATCGAAGGCAAGCTGCAAACTCGCAAGTGGCAAGCTCAAGACGGTTCAGACCGTTACACAACCGAAATCATTGTCGATATGCACGGCTCAATGCAGATGTTGGGACGCAAAGAGGGAATGACTGCCAACGCCCAGCAGAACGCGCAAGGACATGGTGGATATCAAGACCCTGCACACCAACAGCAATACCGCGCGCCAGCACAACAATCGGCGCCAGCGTATCAACCAAAGCAGCAGAATGCGTATTCACCTAGCCAGCAGTCGCAACAACGGCCTGCGCCACAGCAAAGACCCGCACCACAACCACAGCAGAACTTTACCCCTGATTTAGATGATGGTTGGGATGACGATATCCCATTTGCTCCGATTGGGCTGCAATATCCTTACTTGCTGCTTTGCTGTTAGAAGTTATTGATTTAAAAGAATAATTTAAAAGTGAAAAACAGGGCGCTTGATGGGTTGGCGCGTAGACTTGGCGAGACTTTGGAGATTCACGCATGTGCGTATCACTTGAGAGACTATTTTGTTTGACTTCACAGCAGGCGATAAGCGTTGAGCCGCGCGCCAGTGGGAAGGGCATTTTTAGCCGCGAGGATGCTGCAGGCGTTATTGCCATGGTGCAGCACATTAACCCGATTGGGGTGAAAGTGCTCGAGGCCAAGATTGGTGGTAATCACAACAGCGGCGCAGAGTTGGCCCACGCGCTGACGGCGACCTTTGAGGCGCGGAACGTCAATCCAAAGGCAGCTAAGGCGCTGGCATTTATGGCGGTGACTGAGGTTTGCGGCGCGCACATTTGCCACAAGTGTAATGGCGTTGGCTCGATTGATAGCCGTGGTCGCCCTTGCCGCGCCTGCCAAGGTTCTGGGATTAAAAATGTTCGGACCATTAAGCAGATGGCGGCTCAGTTTAACGCGCTATCAGGCCTGAAAATCAGCGAACAGCAATTCAGCCAGATTTATTACGACGTTTACATGGAAGCCATCGACGAGCTCTACCAGCAAGAGGGTGAAGCGGCGAAGTATGCGGCCAGTGTGTTGCGTTTGGTTCAAGCAGAAAGTGAGGTGGTGAATGGATAAGAATATCGTGATTATCGGCGCCTGTGGCGTTGGTAAGTCAATGCTGAGCAGGGCGTTAATGACGTTACAGCTAAGAAATGCGGTGATAACCGTGGTTGATGTTAGCGACGTAAAACCTGAGCATGGTGAAATTACAGGGGCTTGGCTTGATGAGTTTGAGCAGATTAATCGGGCTATTGAGTCTCGCCAGATTGAGGTTGGCAAAATCAAAGTTAATCAAGGCTTGCCGCCTGAGATTGCGCTGATGTTACGTAAAAGCGAGTTTGACTGCTGTTCTATCAGTGCCAGCCGCAATCAATACAAGGACCTTCGCCACGGCTTTGAGGCTCAGAAAGTTACCGGCGCAAAACGCCGCAATAAGTCAGAACGTAAACGTGGAAATAACCGCGCTAACCGTTGGAGGTAGGTATGCAATTTTTAGCAATTATCGGCTGGTTTGGCTGCTTCCTGTTTTGCCTTTGGATTAGCATCCTGTGCTTCGTAACGACGTTTGGTGGTTTAAATGAAGGGTTATTTTCTAAGTCTTTCAGGTATCGGTTATTGGGCGCGTTCTATTGGGTTTTGGTTTCCTGCGCTTGGGATTTTTGCTTTTCGTTTTTAACCATCAAGATTGGGTGACAGTATGAGCAACTACACAGAAATAGCGCGTCAGAACAGATACGAAGCAATGAAATTGAGAGAGATTGCTGACGATCTTCGTGCCTCAGTTTTAATCAACTCAGGGGTAAATAGCGGCTTAGATAACGCAGCAAGACTTTACCTCGCTGAATGCCAGCGCCTTGGAGAGATTCCAGCTTGCATTATTCCAGCGGTTGCGGTTGAAACCCCAGAGGAACGCGAAGCCTTCGAGTTATTGGAGCGCCGCCAGCGTGATCCGCAAGTTTGCGACAATCGCCAGATGAAGATTAACTCTATGGCCGCTATTGCGCGCCAGTGTCCGACGACCAGTATTGAGGGAATTTGCGCGCTGTTGGTCGATGCGGGTTATCGGAAGGAGTGAAGCAAATGACTGAGTATGTTTATCGCATTCAAGACAAACAAGGTCGCGGCCCGTTTAGCCCGGGCTTCACTATGAAGTGGCTTGAACAAGACAAAAGCTTGCCGCCGTATTTCGTTGAGTTTCCAGATTTAGACTTAAATGCCGAGACTAGGCCAAATGATTTTGTTGGCTGCGCATGTTTGTGCTTGATGCAGTTACGCAAGTGGTTTACGCCTTCTGAATACCGAACCTTGACCAAGTTAGGTTTCAAGGTGGTAAGGCTTGAAGTAGACAAAATCCTTAGGCGCAGCGAAAACCAGTGCGTGTTCTCTAGGGCTAAACGATTCAATAAAAACGCTGTGGTAATGCAGCTTTATCCAATGGTGGTGAATCATGCCTAAACGATTCTGCCAAAAATGCCAAAAGTCGACGCAGCATTCCGAAATCAAGCAGTTGAGCTTTTTGGAACAGTGCGCAGTCGCGCTTATTAGCGGCTTTCGTGCTGATTTAAGGCAGGCTGAGCTCGAGTGTAATGAGTGTTGGACCCAGCGAAACAATAATATTTGCTCACTTAACTGATAAATTTTGAAGGTGATTTATGACTAATGAAGAATTGGAAGAACTACTTGAAGCGCGAATGAGAGAGATTGAAGAATCGTTGCAATCTATGATGTTAACTGATGGTCATTTACCAAGCGACTACAATGCAGCTGCAAGTGAAGTTGTTGGCATTAGTTTTGATGGTGGTGGTAAGTATTTTGATTACTTAGCATTTATGCTTAGACGTCGCGGTGGTTTAGGGGTTACAACACTCGACGAGGCAGTCACTCACCTGAACAATCTTCCTCTTGGCCTGCGCATCGCGGAACTGCAACGCGCAGAAGTGCTCGAGGCTGAGCCGGAACTTGCCGAAGCGCTAGAAACAGAAATCACTAATGACAATTCACCTATGAAAAAAGAACATTGGGAGCATTTCGTTAATCTGAAACCTGTTGACTACAATTACGAAGATTTAGATTCTGATGCAGATTTTTTCAAGGCGGAAGTTGAACAAGACGCTAAGTCACTCGAGCAGCTTTGCGACGAGTACGAAGCAGGGCTCGTTGAAGGAAAGCACGCGCCAGAGGCGGTTGCTTACATCATGGCCCTCGAGGATTTAGTCAGCGAAATGCAGGGTAAGTCGTTTACTGATAGTTCGAGGATTGGGCAGTTAGAAGCGGAGAACGCGGCGCTTAGACGTTATCTAAAAGTTGAAGATGGGAAAGAGCCTGTTAAACCCTCTTGACATAGAAAGCCGAGGGTATATGATTTTTCTATCCTGTGATTAGTGCGCCTATCGCTCGCATCACAATCAAAGCCATCCTTCGGGGTGGCTTTTGCGTTTCTAGTTCCCACACTTTGCCCGGCATTCGTCGGGCTTTTTTGTTTCTGGACTCAGAGGACTCCGATAATGAACGAGACAGCAGTTGATTTGAGCGCTTGCATAAATAACAAGGCAATGAGCCATGTTGCAATGCCTCGCTATGGTTGTCACAAGGAAGTTCACGCAATGCCGCTGACACGTGGCGAATATAACGATGTTCGTGGCTGGATTATTCCAGAAAACGAAAACCCCTCCGACGAAGGTTATTTAGTTGTTTATAACCGTGGCACTACTGACGAATACGTTAGCTGGTCGCCAAAGCATATCTTTGATGACGGTTATCACGCGCTTGATACTTGCGGACGCCAGTTTGACCACATCGACCGCATGATCATCGAGCACAACGAGCTAATGGCTAAGCTGGTTAAGCTGAATCAGTTTGTTGAAGGCGACAAATTTAAGTCGTTAGATAGTCGCGCTGGCTCACTTTTGAGGCGTCAAGCTGTTGCAATGGAAGATTATGTCGAGTGCTTGCATTGGCGTCTAAAATATTGCGGCTGCATCTTGTTCACTGGCGCTAACTGGCCTGAGTTGGTTGAAAAGTTTGGCGGTGGTGAAGTGGTTGGCGGTCAATTCGTAACGCCTGCTGGTGATTCATTTGCCGATGGTATGTGGGTGAAGTAATCATGCGCCCACGTATCGCCGTTGCTGGCCTAAGCCTTTCTGCTGCTGCGTTTATCACGCTAGTCACCTCAGAAGGCTTTGCGCCAGTTGCTACCGTTCCGGTTCAAGGTGATAGGCCAACTGGCGGTTTTGGCTCCACGTATCACGCAGATGGACGGCCAGTAAAGCTCGGCGAGAAATTTACACCTATCAACGCACTCAAGACCAGTAAGGCACACATCGATAAAGATGAAATCCGCTTTAGGGATAGCTTGCCTGGTGCATCGCTTAATCAAACAGAATATGACCTGTATATCGATTGGGTTTACCAATACGGCATTGGCCGCTGGTTAGCGTCACCTATGCGTCAGCATGTGATGCAAGGTGAGTATCGACAAGCCTGTGATGCGTTGTTGTTGCCAAAGTATCGCACGGTCGATGGTTATGACTGTTCTACACCCGGTAATAAGCGTTGTTACGGCGTTTGGCTCAGGACGCAGGAACGTCACCAAGTTTGTGTTAATTCACTTCAATAGGAGCTTACCCATGTTTCAAACCATTAAAGACAACTTTGCGATGGTGGTGATTGCCTTGCTAACCATTGCGGTGATTGTAAGCGGCTCGATGTGGGCTGTTACTACTGGTCAGCTATCGACTGCCAATACCAACTTAACCAATGAAATCGCAGCTAAAACTGTGATTCAAACCGATTTGGACAACGCGACAGAGCAGCTTAAAGCGGCTGAGATTGAAAAGGAACGATTGCGGATGGATGCTGCGCTTACCGCTAAAACGCTTAACGTGCGCGAGCAGGGACGCAATACCGTTGAAACTGTGCTGCTTGATACCAAGGCCAAAGCTAAGGCCGTGATGGAGAGTTCTACCGATGAAGGGGATATTGCGTGGACTGTGGCTAGCGTGCCTGATGAGCTTAATCGGTTGCTCGAGCAGCGTTCCTATTGTGCGAACCGTGACAACGACCAAGACAGTATATGTGTTGCCGGACGAGTCTCTGTTGAGCAAGTGCCAGATCCCCATTTATTCTGGGCGCATAAACCCCGATCTCTATAACTACTCATTGACACTCATCGCGGCGCTTGAACGGTGCAACACCGACTGGCAGGCGCTACATGACTGGCGAGAGGCGAAGGCTAATGAACTTAACAGCAATCAATGAGTATGCTGCTCAGAAATGGACTTCAGCTATGAGTTACCTTGCCTCATTTTTCTCCGCTGCTGCTGGTGTGGCCGCGTTAAACAGTTTGGCGGTTGTCTTAGGCATGGTATTGGCATACCTAACCTATTTGACAAATAAGAAGGTTCAAGAGCGCAAAGAGGCAAGGGACGCCAAGCTAGCGGAACAGCAAGAGCGTATTAACGAACTGCGAGAAAAGCGCGAACGTATGGAACTTGAGCGCCTTGAGATGGAAGGTCGCAATGGCTAAGGCTCAATTTGATTGGAGCTATCACAAATACACGGATTTAGAACGCAAGTTTATTGCCGAGTATCTGATAGACCAAAGCAAAACGAATGCGATGATCCGCGCTGGCTCCAAGGCCAAAGAGCCAAAGAAAACAGGTTGGGAAATGTACAACCGTCCGCACGTTAAATACGCAATTGATTGGCATATCAATAATCTGTTTGAGATTGCTGGCGTTACAGTTGAGCGCATTATTCGAGAGGTTGCGGTTGTTGCCTTTGCCGATATGGAAGGCATTTATAACGAGGACGGCAGCGCAAAACCGTTTAACGAATGGCCTGAACATTGTCGCCGTGCCTGTTCTGGTATGGAGATTGACGAGCTATTTGAAGGCGTGGGTGATGACCGTGAGCAAGTGGGTTTTACCAAGAAGTTTAAGCAATGGGACAAGATGAAAGCCCTTGAACTGCTTGGTAAGTATCACAAGATTTGGACTGACAGAGTGGAAGTTAGCGAGCGTCCTAAAGTGGTTGTTCGCCGCTACACCGGAAGAAATAAGGCTAAGGCACAGGAGGAGTAACAGCGTGTGTCAGAGCAAACAACTTATGAATTCCATGTCGCGGCTCAGGGCGATGTGCTTGAGCAGTATATTACAGCTCGCGGCCGTAACACTTTCATCATGGGCCCTATCGGTTCCGGTAAGACTTACGGCAGCGCCATGCGCGTATTCGACCAGATGTGCGAACAAGCGCCCAATTCGTTTGGCGTTCGTAAATCGCGCTTCGTTGCGGTGCGTAACACCTATCCTGATCTCAAGGGTACAACGATTAAGGACTGGTGCGACCTATATCACAACGAGGACTGCCAGCTAGGGAAGTTTAACCAAGACTTCCCGCCGACCCATTACCTCGACTTTGATCTGGAAGATGGTACTCGAGTCAAGGCCGAGCTGGTGTTCTTGGCACTCGATAGACCTGATGCGGTGCGAAAGCTCAGGGGTTTGCAGGTAACAGGATTTTGGCTGAACGAAGTCAAAGAGTTATCTAAGGCCATTGTCGATATGTGTGACGGCCGCCATGGTCGTTACCCTAGCGCGGCAGAAGGTGGTCCCAGTTGGCATGGGATGATTGGGGATACCAACGCCCCAGATGATGATCACTGGTATTACGAATTAGCCGAAGAAAGCCACCCAGACGGGTGGCTTTTTTTACGACAGCCAGGTGGTGTTATCGAGGTCACTGCCGGCAAAGGCGAACATGCGGTTACCAAGTGGGTTGCTAATCATAATGCCGAAAACCTCGCTAACCTGCCTGATGGTTACTACATCAATCAGGTGCAAGGTAAGGCAGACGATTGGATCCGCATTAACCTTGCAAACCAGTACGGCACGGTAGCCACAGGACAGCCGATTTACAAGGGCCAGTGGAATGACATTCTGCATACCAACGCTAATCGGCTACTACCCATTAAATCGCATGGAGACTTGCTGATTGGTTTCGACTTTGGCCGGACGCCTGCCGCGATTATCGGCCAGCTAACGCCACTCGGTAAGCTGCGAGTTCTGCGCGAATACGTTAGCGAAAACATGGGCGTGCGCTCGTTTATGGACTTCTTAGTGCCAGAGCTTAAGCGCGAGTTTCCTGCATTCACCAAGGCTGATTATGTCGCGTTCTGCGACCCGTCAGGCTGGGGAAAGTCGGGCAATGATGAAAACAGCCCGATTGAAATCATCAACATGGAATACGGCATCACTGCTTATGCGACCAGCTCTAACAAGCCGGACAATCGCTGGGAGGCGGTGCGCTTCTTCTTAACTAAAAAAATCGATAACAAGCCTGCATTTGAATTGAGCGCCGACTGTAAAACCCTGCGCAAAGGGTTTAACGGCGGTTATCAGTTGCGCCGTATTCAGGTTGCAGGTGATGCGCGTTACACCAGCGTTGCCGACAAAAACAAATACTCGCATCCACACGATGCGCTGCAATACCTCGCCCAAGGCGCTCAGGGCGAAATCGATTATGAAAAAACAGACCAACTTAGACAGACCGTAGCGCAAACCGCTGCGGCTGATTCGTTAACCGGCTATTAGTGAGATAACTCAATGTCAGACGAGCAAATAGGCGCAAAACCTAAAGCCTACGGCCATGATTATGATCCAAATTCTAAATTGGACATGTTGGCGCAAGAGCTTGAGCGCAAACTATCTGACACCATCTATCAGCGCGGCAATATCGATGTGCGCATGGTGGAGGACTTACGCAACTATCACGGCCAATATGATGAAACCACGATTAAGGCCATGAAAGACAATGGCACAGCGCAGGTTTTTATTAAGCTCACTCGGGCAAAGACCAACGCTGGTGAGGCACAGTTAGTTGATCTGCTATTTCCTAACGACGATAAGAACTGGGGTATTAAACCAACACCAGTACCTAAACTGGTCGAAATGCTTGACGATAAAGAAACGCCTTTCGAGCTTAACGGCGAGCAATATCAAGATGAGCAAGGAAACAAGATTTCTAATGCTGATGTGGCCGCGCGCAAGCAGGAAATTATTAACACTGCCTGCGACAAAATGGAAAAGCTGATTAGTGATCAGCTAACCGAAACCCATTATAACGCTAAGTGTCGTGAGGTTATTCACGACGCTTGTGTGGTTGGCACTGGCATTATTAAAGGGCCAGTGGTACTCGGTAAAACAGACAGAGCTTATACCAAGGATAAAGACGGTAACTTTGTTACTGTGATTGAGCAATCCTTTGAGCCAGGTTGCGAAGTCGTGAGGCCTTGGGATTTTTACCCAGATATGTCTGCGTCGACCATTGAAGAAGCGGAGTTCGTATTCGAGCGCCGCTTTATGAGCAAAAAGCAGATCCGCAACTTGGTTAATCGCAAAGGGTTTGATAAAGCGCGCGTAGCTAAAGTGCTGCAAATGACGTCGAGACAAACACAGCACCGCAGCACGTATATGGACGATGTGCGCATTTTGGCTGGTTTGAGTGATTCGCTTAACGATACCCGTTATGAAACGTGGGAGTATCACGGCCCCATCACGCGCCAAGTGTTAGAAGAACTCAAGATTTTAGAACCTGTTGAGGCGGGTAAAGAGGCTGAGGCGCAAGACGAATACGATGCTGTGGTGTTCTACTGCGGTGGCATCGTACTCGGGGCCAAACTTGCACTAATGGATTACAGCCAAGATATGCCGTATCGCGTTTATAACTGGGAGTTAGACGATTCCAGTATTTTCGGTTACGGCATCCCGCGCATGGTTCGCGACGAACAGGCGATTATCAACACAACTTGGCGCATGATCCTCGACAATGGCGCCATTACCTCCGGCCCTCAAATCGGGGTAAACAAAAAGAAAGTAACGCCTCAAGATAAAAGCTGGGACCTTAAGCCGCGAAAGTTTTGGGATATTGACGGCTCGATCACCGATATCAAACAAGCCTTTAGCACGTTCGAGTTTCAATCTCACATTAACGAGCTAAGCCAGATTTACCAAACCGCGCGCATTCTATTTGATGAAGTATCAGGCGTGCCAATGCTGCAGCAGGGCGAGCAAGGGCAATCGACACAAACCTTAGGCGGTATGTCGATGCTGATGAATGCGGCCAATACCGTGCGCCGCAATCAAGTAAAGCAGTGGGATGACTTTATTACCGCGCCGCTTATCAGCGACTTCTATCACTTCAATATGATGCACAGTGATGAAAACGAGATTAAGGGCGACTACCAAGTCGACGCGCGCGGCACCTCGGCCTTGCTGATTAAAGAGCAAGTCGGCCAAGCCTTAACTAACTTCCTCAATATCGCAGGCAATAGCCCTATATTCGCGCCAGTGCTGCAACTTAAGTCAGTGCAGATCCTCAAACAGTGGATTAAAACCCAGTCTCTGCCAGATGACATTATCCCGACTGACGATGAGCTTAAGCAGTATCAGAAGCAAATGGAAGAACAGCAGGCGCAAGGGCCACAAGACCCTGCGATGCAGCTTGAACAGTTGCGCACACAGCAAGCGCAGATTAAAGCGGATATGGATATGCAGCTGGCGCAGTTTAACGCCAAGCAACGCATGACAGAGAAGCAAGCTGATCTGCAAATGAAACAGCAGCAGATTGCCGCTGATATGCAGCGCCAAGAGTCGCAAGAGCGCATTGAACTGATGAAGCTGGCGCAGAACGACAAAATGAACACTGAAAAGCTGATGGTAGAGCTACAGAAAGTGCAAAGCCGCGCTCAGCTCGAGTGGGATAAATTCATGTCTGAATTAAAGGTTAAGCAACGTTATGGCCTAACAGCTAACAATGGGCTCGAATAATGCTGAACGTGAATAGTGAGTCATGGAAAGCGATTAAAAACCGCTTATTGAAAGACCGAGAAGAATTACTCGAATCACTGATTAACGATATGAGCGAAACTGCCACGGCAAAGACACGCGGAAAAATCGAAATGATTGATGAAATAATCCGCTTATATCCAAAAGACTTAAAGAAACAAGCACAGGCCGCTGACGAATAGCGGCCTTTTTTATACCTGAATTTTAACTAACCCGCTCCGGCGGGTTTTTTTATGACTGCAAAAAGGCACTCACAATGAAAAACCTAGACGGGCAACAAGAACTTAATCCACAACAAACTCAAGGCCAAGGCGTTGACGATGAAGTGGATGCAATCAGCTTATTTAACGAAATCACACAGGACTCTAACGACTCCGGTGATGAGGTTGATGAGCTGGATCAAGATCAGGATACCGAAGCAAAAGAACAGCCAGACGAAAAAGGCGCAGATGCCGGCGAAGGCCAAGCGGCAACTGATGATCCTTGGTCCTCTGCGCCAGAGGCTTTACGCAACGAATATCTATCGCTCAAACAACAGCACCAACAGCTTGAAGCGAATCACCGCGCAAATGCTGGCCGTGTCTCTGCGTTGACTAAAAAGCTCAATGAAGTGACCGCCGGGCTAAAAGCGAATGAGCAGGCTAATGGTGCAAATGCGAACAGCGCAAACGGGTTACCTACTGCCGACGACCTGAAAGGCAAATCATTTGCCGAGGTTGAGGAAGAATTCCCCGAAATCGCCGCGTTTGTTCGCAATCAGGTTGATGCAGCAACGAACGCATTTAAGCAGCAGCTCACGCCGCTTGAAGAAATGCGCCAACAGCAAGAGCAGGCTCAACAGCAAGCTGAACTTAAAAATCAGTTCGATGCGTTAGCCAGCGTGCATCCCGATTATCAGCAAATCGCAGTTGACCCCAACTTTCACCAGTGGGTGGCATCACAGCCGTCTACGGTGCAGGCCATGGCTCAGAGCACGTTTGCCGATGACAACATCGTGTTGCTCAACCTCTACAAAGGCTCGCTCCCTGCGCCAAGCGCGCCAGCGGCCAAGCCTAAATCAAAAACCTCGTTAGCAGATCACGCCGAAATCCCGCGCAAAGGCGCAGGCAAAGCGGCGGCTGATACAGACGACATTGATCCAGTTGTTTTATTCAATCAAATCACAAGTAATTAAGGAGCGATACCATGTCTAACGGCTATGGTGATATCGGCTCGCGCGTTGGCGTGTATGCCGAGAAAAAAATGCTTGAGCACGCAGAACCTATCTTAGTGCTTAACAAATTGGGTGATCACAAGCCCATGCCAAAAAACACCGGTGAAGTGATTAAGTTTCGCCGTCCAATCCCACTGCCAGCAGCAACCACTCCGATAGCAGAAGGTGTTCGCCCTGCGGCAACAAACTTCCGTTACGCCGATGTGCAAGCCACGCTGCAGCAATACGGCTCATGGATGCCGATCACCGACAAGGTTGTCGATTTGCATGAGGACCCAGTGGGTTCTGATATGGCAATGATGGCGGGTGAGCAAGCGGCTGAAACCGTAGAGTTAATCACCTACGGCAAGCTGATTGCTGGTACTAACGTGGTTTACGCTAACGGTTCGGCACGTAACGCAGTAAACACGCCGTTATCCATCAAGGTGCAGCGTTTAGCGGTTCGTGCTCTGATGGCGCAGCGCGCTAAGCGTATCACTTCCATCCTTGCTGGCAGCCCTAACTATGCAACCAAGCCGATTGAAGCGGCTTACGTTGCTGTTTGCCACACAGACGTTGTTTCTAGTGTGCGCAAAATGCCAGGCTTTACTCCAGTGGCCGAGTACGGTAGCCGTCAACCAATCTGCGCCGAAGAAGTGGGCTCAGTGGAAGATGTGCGCTATATCGCTTCCCCCCTGTTTAATCCATGGATTGATGCAGGCGGCGCGCACGGCGGCACAGCGGTTACTACTGGCGGCACTAGCGCCGACGTTTACCCAGTGCTGTTTATGGGCGCTAAAGCGTTTGGATGTATCCCACTAAAGGGCAGCAAGGAAGCTGGCGGCGCTATCAAGCCAATGGTGCGCAATCCCGGTACGCCAAGCCACGGCGACGAAATGGGCCAAAACGGTTCAGTCGCATGGAAAACCTGGTACACCGCATTGATCCTCAACGACGCATGGTTAGTCCGTGGCGAAGTTGCGGCCTCAGTAGACCCAACCTAACCAACCAGTAAGCACATAAAAGCCCTCGCTTAATCGCGGGGCTTTTTTATTTCCGGTGGAGAAAATCATGAAATTTACTAGCAAAGACAGTACGGCAAAACTGATTAAATACGCCGCTGATGAAATGGGTATGGATTTATCAGGCAAGGAACGTTCCGAAGTTATTGCTGAAATGAAGAAGGCTGATCCTTCTTTATTCGATGACACCAAAACAAGTGGTGATCAAGACCTTGACGATGCTAATGATCTAAGCGATGCCGACGAGCAAGAAGCCGAAGGCAAAGAGCTTACTGGTGTAACTATCAACATCCACGACAATAGCGGTGAAGATGAAGAAGTCGATAACTTCGTGCAGGTTGGCGTGAATGGCGTTATGTACAAAGTGATCAAGGGCGAAGATGTGCGCGTCCCTGTTGGTGTTTACGATGTTCTTAAGAACGCCATCGAAAGCCGCTTTAAAAACGTCGTCGACAAAGAGACTAAGATGAAGTCTCTCAAAGAAACCAAGGTCAAGCGCTGGCCGTTTAGCGTGATCCAAAAACACTACGACTAATAGGCGGCGCCATGACTTACTTAGAGCTGTGCGTGCGCGTGCGCGAGGAATCCGGCGTTTCTGGAACTGGTCCAGCGTCAACCATCAATCAGGTAGGCGTGCTGGCAAAAATTGTCGGTTGGGTGCGTGATGCAGATCTTGATATTCAGCGCTTTAAAACTGATTGGAAATTCCTGTGGCGCCGCACGCAATCAGCTTTAGTGATTGGTCAACAAAGCTACACCGCTATTGATTTATCCTTAAGCGATTTAAAGGATTTAAGCCGCTTTTGGGTGAATGATCAGCCAATGCGTATTGTGGATTGGGATGAATGGGTTGACCGATACGAACCACAAGGAACGTCCGGACCTAACAATAGCGGATTGCCGCAAGTGGTCACCATTGCGCCAGATGGCAGCTTTATGTTTTACCCTGTGCCTGATAGCGCCTACAGCACACGCGCCGACTATTTTAAGATGCCTGTGGCACTGAATGGAGATAGTGATGTGTCGGCAATCCCCACGGCATACCATGATTGCATAGTGCAAAAAGCACTGATTTATTACGGCAAGTTCGAAGAAGATCAAAACTTGATTCAGTTGGCATCGCTCGAGTATGAGCAAAAGCTGACTGAACTGTGCCGCGACTATTTGCCTAAGATGGGTTTTGCGCCCAGCCCTTATGCTAGAGGGCTGTACTAATGTCGTTTACCCCTGCAGCACTGTCATTGCGTGGCGGCTTAAATCTTGCCGATAGCGACAGCGATATGAAGCCAGGCGAATGCCGCGAACTGGTTAACTACGAGGTGAACACCTCAGGCCGCTATCAGCGTGTAACAGGGTACGAGCGTTTCGACGGCAGGCCGTCGCCATCGTCAGTACGTATTGTGGATTTACCGGGCTTTCCGTTTGATACCGATGAAGCTGCGCTTGCCGCGCTAGAAGTTGAAATGGAAACGCGCAGAGCGTTAATCCAAGCCGTACCCGGCAGCGGCCAAGTTATCGGCGTGTTTATGTTTGCTGGCATCGTTTATGCGATGCGCAATATCGCCGATGGCACTGCGGCAAAACTGTATCGCGCTACGGTAGCCGGTTGGGTTGAGGTCACAACGCCAGCACTTGCGCCTGATGGTCGTTTGTTTACACGGCAAACTAACTTCACTGGCAGCGCTGGCACGCTAGAGATTATTGGCGTAGATGGTAAAAACCCTGCATTCCGTTTTGATGGCACCACGTTTACTCAAATAACGGGCCCAATTACGCCAGACGCACCAATCACGCTTGAAGTGTTGCCAAGCCAAGTATTATTACTCGGCTATCGTGGCGGCTCGTTTGTGTTTAGTGCCGTTGGCGACCCCACTAAATTTAGCAGTGTTGACGGCGGCGGTGAAATCGCGGTGGCCGACGAAATCACCGAAATGCAGGTGCAGGCCGATAATACTTGCGCCATTGGTTGCCGCAATCGCCTGTATATCCTCTACGGCACCAGTAAAGAGGACTTTCAACTAAAGAGCTTAAGCACAAAGGTTGGTATGCGCACTGCGACCGCGCAGAGCTTAAGCGATACGCTGTTTTTAGATGACCGCGGCTTAACCATGCTGGCCCGTGTGCAGCAGTTTGGTGACTTTGCGCAGGCTACCATTAGCCAAAAGGTGCAGCCGTTACTTGATCAATACGCTGGCCGCGATATGTGCAGCGTGACGATTAAAACCAAAAACCAATATCGCTTGTTCTTTACCGATGGCAGCGCCTTATTCATCACGCTGGCGCCTGACGGAACACCACAATTTACCCAAGTTAACTACGGCGTGCCGATCCGCTGTGCTTTCAGTGGTGAAAACGCCTTTGGCATTGAGTCGGTATTTGTTGGCGCTGAAAACGGCTTTGTATACCAGCTGGATAAAGGCTTTAGCTTTGATGGACTCGAGTATGAGGACTACTTACTCACTGGGTTTATGCACTTCGGTAGCCCTGAAACGCGCAAGAAGTGGCACAAGCTGGTTATTGAATGCGATAGCGTAACCGAAGTATTGATGCACGCCATCGCTTACTTTGATTTTATGAGCCCTGATACACCAGACAGCGAGCTAATTGTCGGCTCCGGAAGTAAATGGGACTTGTCAGAGTGGGATAACGCCACATGGGGCAGTGGATCAACTAACTGGGCCGATATGTATATCGCTGGCGTGTCGCGCAATATCGCCTTGCATCTTAGCCACACTTCCAAGCAGTTGCCGCCGCACATCATTTCAAACCTGTATTTGCACAGTAAACCCATTAGCCGTAGGCGCTAACAAAGAGCCCGTATCCAAGGAATCTTCATGACTCAATTAAGCTACTGGCAAGATACCAGCCCGTTTGTGACTGGTACGACGATCCGCGCGCCCGCGATGAATACTAAGTTAGGCGGTATCTCTGCCAGCTTGCAGCAAATTACCGCACAGATTAATGGTTTTGTGGTAAAGCTGCCGCCTAACTTTGTTGGCAATACTGAGATTGCTAATCAGGCCTATGCCGACACGCTGCTGTATATCAACAAGCAAGGCAATATGGACCTATTGCCAGCTTCACAGCTCATCCTCAATGCCAGCCACGAATTAACCTTCGTCACCGATTCAATCAATGCGATTAGCGTTGATGGTGATAGCCATAACCAGTTTATTACCTGTGATTACGTGGTCCCTGAAAGCCCAACTGAGGCGCAAAGCAAAGTGTTAGTCACAGTCGGGCGCAGCCTAAGAACGGTAAATGGGGATCCGGTTGTCGCACCCGGCAGCATTATCTTTTTTGCAGCCAAAACCAGTGCGGAATTTTGGTTTGTACCGGATGAAGCGCAAGGGGTAACGATATTATCGAGCGGCACGCTACGGGCCTACGGTCAAAACTCAGTCGTTGCGTTGATTAGTTTAACTGAAACCGTGTGGCTAATGGTTGGTGATATTTACCCAAGCGAAGTGATTTTACCTTAAGCGAGCCAGTATGAGCGAACCGATAAAACTCACCCAAGCGCAAGCATTATTTGCGGTATTAGCAGGTAATTCTATACCAAGGCATGAGCGAGTTTATTATCGTGACGGGGCGCTAAGAAGCACATTGTATAGCCCTATTATGGCTTTCGATGATTCAGCTAGTAACGCGGTTAATATAGCCATTGAAGTAATGCACATCACACCAATTTATTTGGCTATTAATGACGACACTTTTACCTCAGTCAGTTTAGGTATTGAAAAAACGTTATCAGCAAAACCAGAAGGAACAGATTACACAACTAACGCTGTTTCCTTAAGTATAACTGTGAGCAAAGTAATAAAAACACCTGCAATCGACTCTGCTTTTAACTCTGCATCATTAAACGTAGTTAAATACAACATTGTTAGTGGGTTTACAAATGATAACGCGACTAACATAGTGACACTAGGAGTGACAAAATTGTGACAAACTTACCTATTGAAGTAAAAGCGAAAGGCCTATGCAGAATACAACTAAAGGATGTTGCTACTGGAGAGATTAGGTTAGATACAGGAGATTTTGATAATACTTTATTAGACAATTTTTTTAAGGCAGACGGTTATGCTTTTTTAAGAGCGCATGCTTGTACAGACGCTACTGTAAACGTTACAGATACGTCGATGTCAAGTATCGGTGCAACTAATACTGTGGATTATTCTGCTGGAACTCCGGAAATATCTGGTTCATTAATCACTACAAGTATGGTTAACGTGTTCACCTTTGCTGCAGGATCAGTAGTAGGTAATTTATCTTGCATAGCTTTGCTATCAACCACAACGGATGCAAGTATAGCTACCACACTAAGAGTTAAGACACTTGTAAAAGATGTTAATGGAGATCCAACAACCATTCCTGTGACAGCAGCTGATCAATTAATTGTTACTCATACACTTAAATTTACAGTTGACCAGCACCCTGCATCGTTTGTGGCTAATATAGATGGCACAAACCATACGTTTCAGTTTATGGCCTCAAGAATTGACACCCCATCGAAATATGGTATCTACGGGTTCGCACCATTCGCGATTAGTTTTACCCAAAGCGTTTTTACTGGTTGCAGCGTTACTGTAGCTGCTGACGCGACAGATATCACTATTGGCGTAATTAATACTAATATAGCGCTCACCAACCCAGTTAACTTAGGTGATGCCTATACGACTGATTTCTCTCAGGCAACTAGTGGTAAAATGAAAACTATAGTTTCAAAAACTATGCCTGCTAGCACTAATTTAAGTGGTAACGCAGGGATTGGTTTTATCGGAGTAGGCATGTCATCTTCCTTTGCAAGTAGAACTTACTCTGGATTCAAAATAACTCCTGCTTTACCTAAAGACGCTAATATTGCTTATACATTCACTGTAACTTTCACCCTGTCTCGCTAACTAAGGTTTTAATATGATTCCTGAAACTGGTTGGCTAGATATAGGTGGTATTGAGTCAGCCACGCCTTACGCTACCTATGGGCTATATAAACCGTCTGTGTTGATTGATACTCCATTTGAATTAGAGCTAGGGCCGTCTGCATTAAATGACAGTAATGGGACGATAAAAGATTTTTGGTGGCTGTTTAATTTTAATGGAACCTCAGTTACTGCTAGTCGTTATAATCACTTTGCTAACGAATTTGATGATGAGCAAATTATTTTCTACGTTGACAACGTAAAACGACTGTCGGCTACATTTGATCAACTCGGAAGGCCGATGGTGTTTTATGAAACAGTACTAGGTGAGCTTAGGTTGTATTGGTTTGACCCTGTCCTAGTGGAGAATACGACGACTGTTTTCGGAGATGGCAGTTACCCGTTTTCGACATTCGACATTCGTTGGAATACCAGTAATGCGCGCAGCGATAATATGCTTTTTTATATCCGCGATGGCGGCATTTATTATCGCTTACAGCGTGACAGATATAGCATTGAGCATGCAACACCAGTGACAAATGGCGCTATCTTGCTAGAAGCCGATATGACTGTTGATTACCGCTTGCAACTGCTTTACCGATATCGAGATACTGGATTTACACCGCCAGAGCCTACGCCGCCAATCGTTGCGCCTGATACGGGTTATTTTGCTTATCTGCTCACTGGTTACCAAAGCGCTGTTGAGATAGAACAGACTGGCGCTTTTACGTTGGAATCACCTTTTAGCGTGGCATTCGACTTAGATAATGTCGCTTATCTTAATGTGCAGTCGACATTGTTTAGCTATGGCAATCAAGGGCAAAATCCCATAGTGTCAGCTGGCTTTAGCGGCCTAGGTATGGATATATTGGAGGTGAGCTATTTTGGCTTTAAGCACGTTAAGAAACTCGATTTTGGCTTGCAAGATGGTCATTGGTTAATCGAGTTCTATCGCGTTGACGGGGTAGGGTTTAATCATGCGCTGAGAGTTAGTTGTTTACCTAAGGGAAGCGCAACTACTTTGGTATATGAATTCCTCTTGTTAAGCCCGACATTAAGCTCTATCGGCCAGTTGATCCGCATTGGTAATCGTGCAAGTTACGGCGAACAGATTTTTACTGTGCCAGGTGATTTTAGTTCGAGCTTTACCACGCGCAATGAGTATGCCTTTGGCCTGCGTGGAGCGATAAGTAACATCGAACTGCACACAGCCATAGCAGGCGCGCCAGTGATAAAGCTGCCCATGGTAAAGGCGCAGAACGAGGCGCAAACCTTGCTTGATGCTATGGGCTCGCCGCTGCCTTTGCCTACCGCACGAATTAATGACTACAAGTCGGCAAACTGGCAGTTTGTCAAACTATAAACTCCTTGTATTAAAATCTAATGGGTATATGATTTTTCTATCGTGCCAAAGCTGTTTTTTGGCCTGCCTGTCAGCGTTAAATCTTCTCTACTCACTTAACTGATAACTTTTTAAATCTCATTCTTCGAGGTTCATTTGCCATGCAACAAATTAAGCCAGTGCAGACTATTCAGCCTGTAGGCATTGGGCAATTGCCTGCGCCTGAAAAACCTAAAGATAAGGCTATTTATCCGGTCGAAACACCGCCAGTAAATAAGCCTCAACCCTATGAAGGGCAGGCGGCGTCGATGACTGGCAATATTGACCGAGCAGGTTTTGGGTTTGATGGTAGCGGTGTGGGACTTCTTGGCAAGGTGCAGTATAGCAAAGATGGCACTGAGCCTATTTACAATCAAACGGCCAGCGCGCCTAGTCCTGTGCCACCAAAGCCGGGTACGCCACCAACAGGCGGCAGTGAGAACTCGGCATGGACCGCGCCTAAACCCACTGGCACGCAGCAAATTGATAATAGTCAGTATCAAGTGCCTACTCCTGCGCCGATTCAAAACACCTACACACCTACTGAGTACCAGTCTGTCACAGGGGATGCCTTAGCCAATGCACCTAAGGCCAATGTGCAAGACAACATCTTTAGGCCTAATGAATATCAAAACGTTGGCACTAACGGCGTTACCAGCGATAAACAGTATCAGTATGACCCTAGCGCCGATTCGTTAGTGCAAAACCAAATCACCGGCTTGCTTGACCCAAGCAGCGCAATGATGCGTAAAGCTATTGCGCAGGCACAGGGTTACAACGCGGCCCGTGGGTTGCAATCAAGCTCTATCGGCAACGAGGTTGCGCTATCATCGATGATTGACAAGGCGTTACCTATCGCGCAGCAGGACGCGCAAACATTCAATCAAGCCCAAAGCCAGCAATGGCAAAATCAATTTACCTCTGATCAAACAAACATCAAAAACGAGCAAGAAGCAGCTATGGCTGATAAGCAGGGGGCCATTAACAACCAGCTGCAAAATAACCAAATGGGCTGGCAGACCAGCGAGAAGAACGCCGATCGCCAATTCCAAGCCGAGCTTGAGGACTTAAAGTATAAGCAATCACTTGGCACACTCGACGCCCAAGGCCAGCAGCGCTTGCAGGAGCTTAATGCGCAGCAGTCTTGGCAGACCAATGAAAACAACGTTAACCGCGAGTTCCAAACGCAGCTTGAGGACTTGAAGTATAAGCAGCAGCTTGGGACGTTGGATAAACAACAGTCTCTACAGCTCGCGCAAATGGAGCGCAGCGCGCAAATTCAAACCGACCGCGACGCGATTTTGCAGCAGTACCAAGTACAGCTTAACGAATTGCAAAATGATCAGCGCTGGAAAGAGCTTAATGCACAAATTCAAGCCAACTTTGAAACCCAAACGCGCGGCTTTGACCAGCAAACCAAGATGGAATACGGCAATGCCCAAAGTACGGCCGTAAACGCAGCGATGCAGGCCATCGGTATGGCTATGTCTAACCCGAATATGACGGCTGAGCAGCAAAAAGCAGCTGTTGCCAATATCGTTAGCACGCTGCAAAGCCAAGCTAATATGCTGTCAGTCATTTATGGTGCGTCTGCTACTACACCGCCGCCATTAGTTACGCCACCGCCAGCAACGGGGAGCACTGGTTCAACCGGAGGATCTGGAGGTGCTGGTGGCAGTACAGGCGGAACCATCAATCCTCAAGCGAAAACGGGAACATATCCAGGAGCAGGTTATATCGGCGGTGATGTTGGCGGCGTTAAACAGCAGCAGGTGAGATAAACATGATCCGCACAGCTACCCATGCCGACCTTAAACGCATCTTAGAAATCGGCAGAATAACCCTAGCCAAAGCGCCGAGCTATCCTGTTGAAATGGACGATACCAAATCAAGCTACATGGTGCGCCGCTGCATTAGCGATAAAAGCATGGAGGCATTTGTGGCGGTGGTCGATGGTGAGGTGGTGGGCTTCTTACTTGCGATGCAAGAGGAACATTGGTTTAGCAAGGACTGTTACGCTACAGATTTAACCTTTTGCGTGCTACCAGAGCATGCAGATCAAGCCGTCTGGTTACTGCGCCGCTTTATCCGCTGGGCTAAATCATTCTCTAAGGTGAAAAGCATTTTGCTAGGCGTAAGTTCTGGCCTCGATACTGACGGCCGCATTGGTCAGCTATATCAAAAGCACGGGCTTAACTTGGTCGGCGGCTTTTACAATCGCATTCTCTAACAAATCCATTCAGTTATAAATCAAGTTATTTGATAGGAGGCAGTATGAGCGCTGTCGGTAAAGCCTTTAAAAAGGTCTGGAAAGGTGTAAAAAGTGTAGATAAAAAAGTATGGAAAGCCATTAAACCCATTGTAAAAGTGGTTGCAATAGCCGCAACAATCTACTTCGGAGGTGCGGCCCTTATTGGGGCCATGAGCGCAGGTGGTACGGCGGCAGGCGGGATAGCGTCTGCTTGGAGCGGTGTAACAGGGGCAGGAACCGCGCTAGCCTCTGGCAACGTTGCCGCTGCGGGTTCTTCGCTAGCCGCTGGTTGGACGGGAGCGGCTGGTGCGGGGGCTGCAACAGCATCACAAGTTGGTGCTGGTGTTTGGGGAGCGCAAACAGGCGCAACTACGGCAGGAACCACAGCAGCAACAACAGGCAACACGGTGTTATCAACCATGGTGCCAGCAGGCTCAACTGCATCTACAACGGGAATGACGATGGGGCAGTTGACCGCAGCAGCCAAAGGTGCCGCAGCAGGAACGGTTGACACAGCATTAATCAATGCCACTGGTGTAGGTCTCGGAACGTCAGGCGTTACGGGTTCTGCCGTCGCTGGTGGTGGCGCTGGCGCGGCTGGGGGGATTGGTGGCGCATCTGAACTTACCTCTGTCGCTGATTTAGCGGCAACTACAACACCTGCAGTAGCGCCGACAACGGGTGGACTACTGGGTGGAATGAGTGCTGGCGAAGGCATGATGTGGTCAGCAGGCATTAATGCTGGAACACAGCTGATCGGCGGTGCTATGCAGGGCCGTGCAGCGGAAAAAGAAGCAGAGGAAGCGCGTAAGCGTATGACTTACTGGGGCGTCGATGGCGCTGGGAATAAAACCGATTTAAATATCGGTGGCTTGCTAGGCAAGGTGCAGTTATCACCGATGGCTAACATTAACCCTGCAGGCATAAAGCCTTGGCAACCAACAACCCTTGATGATTTAACCAATACGGTGGGCTAATCATGGCAACAGTAAAACAGATGAATGCACCTGACGACGGCGAAGATTTAACGCCACAGGAAGAAAAACAGTTAGCCGAAGCAATTAAAGTCGCCCAAGTGATTATTCACGGTGAAGGGCAAACGGGTGACCAAATTGCGTCCATGATCAAAGACACAGAGGATGTTGCCAAAGGCATAGGTAGCGCCGTGGCCACTGTACTGATTGCGGTATCTAAGCAAATGGAATTTAGCGACGATATTAAGCTGGTTTTGGCGACCGAGATATTAATTGAGTTAGCCAGCTTAGCTGTTGACGCTGGGGCACTGGCAGAGGATGAGATTACCGAGCCGTTTGTAGACACAGCCGTAAGCCAAGCTTATAGCGCTTATATCTCAACGAAAGAGGCTATGGGTGAGCTTGATGTAAATGAGCTTAGGCAGTCGGTTGAAGATGCCACCAAAGAAGGGCAAGAGCTTGGTATTGTGTCAAAACAAGATGCTCAGCCAGCAGCGCCTAAAGGCCTAATGCAGCGTGCAGCGGCGGGAGGTATGTAATGTCTCTATTAATGGGGTTAGGTAAAGGTTTGCAGGGAGCTGGCCAAGCGATTGGTCAAGGGCTTTACGCTTATGCGATGGCAATGCGTGACGATGAGCGCGAACGGATGCGAGAGGCGAGTATAGAGAAGCGCTGGGCCAAAGAAGATGCGCGTATTGAGCGCCAAGAGGCTCGTCAGGATGCGCGTGAAGCTAAGAGTGATGCACGCTACGATGCAGAGCAGGCAAAATCTGATGAGCGTTATCAGGATTCGCTGAAATTCCGTGATAAACAAGCAGAGCTCGCCAGTAGCCGCGACGATCGCGCCGATGAAAAGCAAAATGCGTTATTAATCGGCCAAGCATTAGACCGTTTAAGCGAAGATTATAAAGAGTCATTAGCAGATGTTGATGCTATCCATTTAGACCCTTTAACCAAGCAACCGATTAATCCAGAGGCTTACGCGGCGAAAGTCGCCGAAGCGAAAGCGAATATGGAGGCAAAAAGAGCCAACATAGTGCAACGCAGTGGTTTAAGCGCTGACCAAATTAATAAGTACGGATTTGGTATGTACCTGCCTGAGCCTACGGCTGGCACTGACACAGGTACAGATAAAACCACGACGGAAATAGTCACTCCGCCTCCTGCTGGATTTGATAAAAATAAGTTCGATGCAGATCAGCGTGCACAAGGGTTAGCAGATAGTGCACAGTTTAAACCGTTACTGACACCATCTGAAATTGCGACAATGACCCCTGAGCAGCAGCGACAGCGGATACAGGATTTAAATCAATATAGGCAAGCCAACCCTGAACTGCAAACGCAAAGCCAGCAAGGCCTGCTCTATCGCGTGAAAAACATTTGGTAACTTAATCCCTTATACCAATTAACCCAGCCATAGCGCTGGGTTTTCTTTTTTTTGGAGTATTAACAATGCCCTTACTCGGTTTTGACCCTGGCAAACCAAGCACCATTTCAACGGCACAAGCTAAGCAAAACGAACAAGGCATCATGGGGGATATGGTTGACAATTTTCAGTCAGGCATAGCCTCTAGTGTTGGCAGCATGTTTGATATGGTCGGCGCTGACGGCATGGCAAAGTCATTTAGAAATATTGCCGACGAACAACAAAATCAAATGTCTAGCAGTGGACAGGAATCGCTTGCTAAGCCGATGTTCCAAACCAATGACCAAGGCGAAACCGAACTAGGCGAGGGGATGACCGACCTCGATACTTGGCTGCTCAATTTTGCAGGCATTGCAGGCCAGCTTGTATCCACCGCTGTTCCCGGTGCAGGCGCAGCAGGTTTAGCCACTAAAGCCCTAAGCCTTGGCTCAAAGGGCGCCAAGGTGGCGCAAGCGGTGGGTATGGGCGTCACTGGCGGTAGTGCGGCTACAGGCCAAGCCATGGAGCAAGCGAGTCAAGAATATTTAAAGATGCCGGATGACATTAAGGCGCAGTCACCGCTTTTCCAGAAATATTACCGACAAATCCAATCCGAACAGCCTGATTTAGATGTTGATAGTAAATGGGCATTAGCTGATAAGCGTTTAGACGAACAATTAAAAAACGAAGTACGCAGCGACCCCAAAGTGCTACTGGCTAACTTTGCCGCCTCTGCCATTGGTGATCCTGTCATTGGCAGGGCACTAACTGGCGTGCGCTTGGCAAAATCTGGCGCGCTGCGTAGTGCGCTCGCGGGTGGCATTACCGAGGGCGCAACCGAAGCCACACAAGCGGGGGTGAGTCAATATGCAGTGGATAACGTGCTATCGCAAATTGACCAACGTGATCCGATGGCTGGTGTTAAACTGGCCGCGCTTAATGAGGGGATTATTGGCGCTGGCTTTGGTGCTGGCGCTGGCGGTATCGGTGGCATTGCTAATCGCAATGTGGTTGACCGCGAACCTGCTAAAAACCCTGCTGCCGATCCTATTCGGGAAAGCAACCCAACCGTAGCGGGCGCAATGGATGCCGACGCGCAGCAAGCCGCAGACCGTAAGGCTGATATCGAAAGCATGGCGCAAGCACAGCCATCACAGCAACCTAATTATGATCAACCTACCGCAGCCCGTCGTGCTGGCATGGGCGACACTATGCAGGCTGGCCGCTTTGGTGATGAGGCCATCGCGCGCGACAATGCGATGAAGGGCCGCAGCTTTCCAGCTGTGCCAGAACAGTTCAATAAGAGCCCACTAACGCAAGCAATGGATAGCGTGCAGGGTCTTACCGATCAGCGCCGTGAAGGGGAATGGTTACCGCCAGAAGGTGAAGGCCGCAGCCCTGTTACAGGGCTTTTGGCTGCGCCATTTATCGACGGCGAAAACCTCAGCCGCCAGCGTACCCGCGACACTATGGCCGCACAACCTACCAATTTGATAGGTCAGTCTGACACTATCTTTGCAAACGATGGCCGCGCTCGCCAAGCCGCACAAGAGTTTGCCGACACAGCCGCGCGCCAAACCGCAGCACAGCCTAAGCAGATCACCGACAAGGGCATTATCTTTGCGCCTGATACCTTCTCGCCTCAATCGCAGGGTATCAATGTCAAATCGAACAACGCGCCATTTGCCTCAGCTAAGGAGGCGTTAATCAGCAAAGGCGCTCGCGCCGCTAAGCGTGAAGGTGCAGAGGTTGAATCGGTTAAGTTGGACAAAGGCTTTGGCTGGCGCGTGATCCCTAAAGTTGAACCAGAAACAATAGAGGGCAGCAATAATGCGCCAATGGATACAACAAGCGCAACAGGCGCAGGCAATATCGATGCAAGAAGCGCAGGAACTAGACCAGTTTCTGAGCTACAACGACCAAGCGCCGAGCAAGTTTCAGACAGTTCCGAAACACCTCGAGCCAACGGTGCAGAGGATATTCCTGTTAGAGCTGAGCAACAAACAACGCCTACTACACTAACCAATGCTGAACCTGCCCAAGACCTCGCTGGCGACAAGATAGATAACGAGTGGACAGCTTTTGCGCCTGAAACTGGCACGCTGAATATTCCCCGTTCTGAAATGCCACAGATTAAGGCTGAACATCGCGGTGCCATGGTTAACTTTATGAAAGCCCGTGGCGTTGATCATACTACCGAAGAAGTGCCAGCTGACTCGCTTAAACCAACACAGGCCGAGTTTTCACCCGCAAAAGTGAAAAAAGCCTTAGGTTTTGAAGGTGGCGACCGTTCTATTTTGGTATCGAGTGATAACCATGTGCTTGACGGCCATCACCAATGGCTGACCAAGCGCGAGAAGGGCGAGCAGATTAAAGTGATCCGCTTGAATGCGCCGATTAAAGAGCTAATCACTCTTGCCCGTGAGTTCCCAAGCTCTGAAACGCAAGCGGGTGCAACGCAAGCTGTTGATAATCAAGCATCAAAAATCGGTGAAAAAGCGGAAATGGCTAAAACAGCTTTAAATGATAGCAATGAAACACCTGCTATCCTGCGCACTTCTAAAACCAAGTGGGTACAAGCTGAGATTAAAAAGCAGGGCTTTAAAAAAGGCTCCCCAGGTTATGACGATGCCGTCAGCAAACTAAACGATTCATACGAAACCGAAATTGATAAAGCCCTTGCCGAGTCATCCTTTGAGACTTACCAGCAATTTAACAGTGATACGCCTGAAAGCATCAACCGCATGGCCTATGCCGAACTGCGCAAAGAGTTTGGTTTAGTTTCACCAGAAGCCAATACAGAAGCCGTAGACACTAAAAAAGCTAAGGTGACAGAGGCAACTAAAAAACCAAAAGCCAAAGCAGAACCCAAAGCAGTAGATAGTAGTGAACAGCTATCTTTCTTCGATAAACCTAGTGGCGCTAAAGCACGAGGCATTAACCGTGGCGCTCGACAATTTACTCAAGCCGAAGCGCAGCGCGCCGTCGATGATGTGATGAAACGCTTATCCGGTGCGGCGGGGATCAGGGTTAACCTATTCACCTCGCAGGATGCGTTTTTATCCCGGTTAAATGTGCCTTCCATGGCAATGGAAGGCCAAACTATTTACGGCGCCTATGATGACAGGCGCAACAGTGCATACTTGATCCTCGATAACTTCAAATCCATTGACGAACTGCGCTCAACGCTGGTGCATGAGGTTTTAGCTCACGGCGGCTTGCATACCGTGATCGGCGAGCAAAAGTATCAGCAGTTTATCAACAAGCTAAATTCAAGCCGCAGCCGCAAAGAGTTTAAGGCGCTTTGGGACCGTATCGATAAGGATTACGCTGGCGCATCCGATGCCGTGAAAGCCGAGGAAGTCTTTGCCAACTTTGTGCAAAACCAACCTGAGCGAGGAACGGCTAAGGCGTGGTGGTTTGAGTTGACTAAATGGCTTCGCCGCCAGCTTGAGGGATTGGGGATCATCAAGTCCAACATTACCCGCAATGAAATGGAAGATATGATGCAGGCCATTGTGCGCGGCTTTGATAAGCGCAAGCAGCGCATGGATAGGGCGAATAAAGTGCTTGATGCGCGTGATGAATCACCATCTGACATTCTCTTTAGCAAAGCAGCTACTGCGCCAGATGAGCGCACCGCCAAACAGAAGCTAGGCCTCGAGGAAGAAGCCGAGCAAACGCTAAAAGAGAAGATCACCGAGAATTACCGAAATACCGCCGACACGCTTAAGCAATCAAGCTTTTGGGGCCGCTTAAATGAAGGTATCTTCGACGGTTTGCACGGTATCAAAAAAGCCGAAGAAGCCGCAGGCATCACCGATCCTAATAAGATGGGTTATGTGTCTGCGCGTTTGGCGTCGGGTTTATCGGACGTATTGCACGGCGTTTTCCATTACGGCGCGCCGATGTGGAAAGACGGCATTATTCAGCGTAAGGCCGATACCAAAGGGCTGCTTGAAGTGTTCGGCATGTTGCCTGACGGCGAGCTCAATAACTGGCTGGCGTGGATGGGAGCTAACCGCGCCAAGCAGCTTAAAGCAGAAGGCCGCGAGAACAATCTAACACAAGCCGATATTGATGAACTGCTAGCCCTTGCCGATGGTAAAGAGGCGTTATTCGAGCAAGTGCGTGCCGAATACAACAAAATTAACTCGGCCGTGCTCGATGTGGCCCAAGGTGCAGGCCTGATTAGTGAAGCCCAGCGCAGTGGCTTTGATGAAGAATACTATGTGCCGTTCTTCCGTGATATTGAGGCAGACGCTGGCTTTGAGGAGTTCGCAGCCGTATATGCCCCCAACAGCAAAAAAGGTATTGCAGGCCAAAAACCTAAAATCCAAGAGCTAAAGGGCGGTAAGCAATCGACCAAAGACCTGCTAGAAAACATCATCCTACGCCAATCAACCATGATTGATGCAGCGCTTAAAAACAAAGCCATGCTCGAGGTGGTAGAGAATCTAGACGGTACAGGGTTTATGGATAAAATCACGGCCAACGAGTATTCGCTGTTATCCGAAGACGAGCAAAAGCGCACGGTAAGAATGATGGTTAACGGCAAGCAGCAACGGGTGGTGGTGTCTGATCCCGCGCTATTAAGGGCATTAATGGCGATTAATGACGTCAGCAGCCGTTCGTTATTTAATCGCATGGGCCGCAGCGCCAAACGCTTTTTAACCGCAGGTATCACCTTATCACCTGACTTTATCTTTAAAAACTTTGTCCGCGACGCGGCGCATGCGTGGATGATCAACAAGGATGATTTTAAGCTAGGCACGGATTCAATTAAGGGATTGAAAAAGGCATTTAAGGAAGATGAGGCTTACCGCGATTTGATATTCAGCGGCGCAGCGTTCCAAGGCGGGTATATTCATGGAGCAGATCCAGAGGCGGCAGCACAGCAGATACGCCGCGCGTTATCTAAGAAGGGACTCACAGCTAAACAGATTGATAGCTATATGGGCAGCTTAGTCACTAATAGCAAGAAATTGTTCGAGGTGTACCGTAATGCCAGCGATAAGGTAGAAAACGCTAACCGGCTATCAACCTATGAGGCGGCTTTAGCCGCGGGTAAGTCTCGCCGTCAAGCAGCGTTCGAGGCCAAAGACCTGATGGATTACAGTCTCAAAGGCAACTTTGCGCTGATTTCCTCGATGATAGATTTTCTCCCATTCTTCAACGCGCGCTTACAGGGTATGTATAAATTAGCCCGGGCATCAGCCGCGGGTGAAAATGACAAAGTGCTTAAGGTACTGTCAGCAAACTTGGCGATGAAGGGGTTAAAAGTGGCCGCATTCTCGCTGGCATTAGCAGCATGGAATGAAGATGACGAGCGCTATAAAAAATTGCCCGACTGGGATAAAGACGCCAACTGGCACTTTTGGCTAGGAGATCATGAAATCCGCATCCCTAAGCCATTTGAGCTAGGCATTATGTTTGGCACCTTGCCTGAACGTTTATTTAACTTTGGCACAGGTTCGCAAACGGGTAGCGACTTGGGCCGTGCCACCGCCAGCGCCTTATTCAATACCATGGCACTTAACCCCTTACCACAGTTTGCACTGCCTGCAATCGAAGTGATAGTGAATAAGTCATTCTTTAAGTGGACTGATATTGAGGGCATGGGCGATGAGAACCGCATGCCAGGTGATCGCTATAACGCCTACACCAGCGACACCGCGCGCGAAATCGGCAAGTTCTTTAATATTAGCCCTAAAAAGATTGAGCACTTAGTCAATGGCTATGCTGGCACACTCGGTGGCTATGTATTGGCGATATCTGACATTATGGCGCGCCAAATGCTTGGCCGCGAGAGCGCAGAAACCCCCATCAGCCGTTATCCGGTGATCAAGGCGTTTTACGGCGGTGATGCGCCAAAGGGTAACACCTATTATCAGAACGAGTTTTACAAAGCTCTCGATGCTGCGAACCAAGCCTATGGCAGTTATAAGCGCGCAGCCGAGGAACAAGACTCAAGCCGCATGATGGCAGTGCTTGAAGATAACCGCGATAAGTTAGGCGTGCGCATTGCGCTTAACCGTGTGCAGCGCCAAGTATCAGCATTGAGTAAGCAAGCGGAAATAGTCAACAACTCCAAGGCTAGCGCCAGCGAAAAACGCGAAAAACTGGACGCCATTACCCGCCAGAAGAACGCGATTTATCAAAGTGCTTATATTGGCTTTAATTTAAGGGAGTGGTAAGTTGAGCGTTGTTTAACCATGAAAAGGGACTTTATGAATAATTACAAATTACTTTCATGTATAGGAATACTTGTGCTGTCTGGATGTGGTGGCGGTGGAGGCGATGAACAAAGTACAACACCAGAACCAACAAATCCGCCAGTTCAGCAAATAGACCACCCTTTACAGGGGGCAAAATTGCGACACTATGAACTTGGTGACTATATTTCCTATACATTTAATTATGATCAAACGTATGAGGATGGCTCAGGCCAGTATTGGAAAGACGGCAAGTTAGACTGGACAATTGAAACTGATCCGATTGAAGTAGCTTTTGATAATGGTAAGTCGTTAATCGCTGCTTATAAGTCAGATATGGACGGAGGTGTTGAACAGCCATTAACTGAACGATTTATTCAGGTTAGCCGTACTGATTACCCTGAGGTTTCAGGAGGATTTCATCTTATCTCAGATAAAGATACTGTGGTTGTTGATGCGCTTAGTGGCGACGATTTGAAGTGTATCGCTTATTCGATTAGTGAAAACACTTGTTACCCAGTAGCTATGTCGCCAAGTGAGTTTAAAGTTGGATATAACTGGGAGTATCAAGGCAAAAGCGATCGGCGAGTAACAGCATTTCTTACAAATCCTGAAAACTTTTATGATTCAATAGTTAAGTGGAATGTTGTAAGCAAGGAGGTTATCAATACTAATTTGGGTAGCTTTGAAACTTACAAAGTAAAAATGTACCGTGAGTTAAGCTATCTTGGAGCAGTTGGAAAAGTGTATTACCTAACGGAAGGCTTTTACTGGTATTACCCAAAAATCGGAGTGGTTAAGGCTGATTTTGTAAAAAGCCAGAAGTTTAGCGGTAGCGACAAGCCTTATGTGACAAACAAGATTGATTACACGATAAGCTATACAAACATCCCTTTCTAACACATTAAGGCCGCTATATGCGGCCTTTTATATTAAAAGCTAACCACAATACTTTCGTCACTTATCTCTACCTTATAGCCTGCTTCAGTAAGGGTTTGCATGACAGGGTTAATCACCTCTAAACATATTGCGCTTTCGTCATCAAAGTAATCTTCACCAACAATGCTAAGTGCATTAATGTACGCTAGCTCTGATCCACTTCTTGCCGCTTTATTGATTTCAGCAACGCAATGACTAAACAAGACGTTATATAGGTTTTGCCGAGCTTCCTTAGCGATGGCTTTGGCTTCGCTTGGGGTTAGCAGTTCGTCGGGGGTTATTTGACTTAAAAAGCTAGACTCAAGGCGATGAACAATTTCAGCGTTCATCGTTCTCCCGTTTGATGCAGCCGCATCAACAATAATCTTGTGTAAGTCTTTAGGGATTCGTAAAGCTGTTTTTTGAATATCCAAAATATTTCCTATTGACTTCATTTTAAAGTCGGTCTAGTCTTAATCCTGACTTCAAAGTGAAGTCAGGGTAACTGTAACTCAATATCTGAAATTTAACGGTTTAAGGATGGTGAATCAATGGCTGTATCTACCAAAAAGGAAAAATCGAAATTTCCACTTCGGATTCCAGAGGAACTACTGGATGCTGTTAAGGAAAGCGGGGCTATTAGCGAGCGTTCTGCCAACTCAGAAATCATTTTTCAATTGAAAAAGGCTTACGCCATAGGGAACAAAAAGCAGGAGGATAAATGAGCAAGGTTTACGTTGGCGCGGATGAGTACACACCATCATTAAGATTTATGATCAAGCAGTTAGCGAGGGGAAAAGGGGTTTCAGCAAGAGTAATGCTTAAATTTTTAATTCAGAGTGCTTTTTATTGCCAGTTTAACGTAAAAGATAAGATCAGTATTAATGAAAAAGCCCCAACTGCGCCAACAGTTGAGGCTAACGAACCAACCAAACAAGCAAAGTAAGGTGATTACCATGTTGAGTATAAACAATGTTCCGCAAAAACTAAAGACAACATCCCCGTTTGCAAACAATGTCGCAGAGATAAAGCCAGATCATAAACCAGAGTTAACCCTTGCGACCTTTAACCCTGAGATTAGCCGCAGCAAAGGCCGCTGCGCCATAGAGTTGTTGCAGCGCTATTGGCAGATCAGCAATATGCCAGCTTCCATGCTGAGCGTGACTGAACTGACCAAGTGGCGTGAAGCCGTCACTGCCTTTATCAATAACGACATGGCGGAGGTGTAAGATGGGCAGTCAATATCTACCGACTATTGCTGGTGTAGCGATCACCACCGATGACCAAGGCCGTTTTAACCTGAATGCATTGCATAAAGCGAGTGGCGGTGAAAACTCAAAACGTCCATCTATGTGGCTTGCAAACAAACAGGCTCAAGAGCTGACAGAAGAGCTAAGCAGGAATTCCAGCTTAGGTCATAAATTAATCAATTCAGTTAAAGGCGGTTCCACCCCAGGTACTTTCGCCCACGAACTGCTTGCGGTTTCCTATGCTGGTTGGATCAGCCCAGCATTTCAACTCAAAGTGAACCAAGTCTTTTTAGACTATCGCACTGGCAAGTTGCAGCCCGTTACTATCGACCCAATGGAGGCATTGCGCGACCCAGCAACAATGCGCAGCTTGCTATTGGGGTATTCTGAAAAAGTGCTGGCATTGGAAGATCAAATCAAGGTCATCCAACCTAAGGCGGCAGCGCTTGATCGCATTGCCACCGCAGACGGTAGCCTGTGCATTACCGATGCGGCCAAGCAGTTGCAGCAACGGCCTAAAGACTTATTCGATCTGTTACAGCGCAAAAAGTGGATTTACCGCAGACCGGGCTCCAGCTGGCTTGGGTATCAAGACAAGTTACAGCAAGGTTTTCTGGAGCATAAAATCACTGAGGTAGATCGCGGTGATGGTAGCACCAAGATTACCTCACAAGTCAGGGTAACCCCTAAAGGGTTAACCCACTTGTCTGCAACCTTATCTCAACCAGCGCAATAGGTGACGCTATGAATACACTTAAATTTAAGCGTAACCCAGCGTTACCACTGCACGCATTGCCATTTATTGGTAAATCGAACAAAAAACCTAACGGATTGTTATCGTTTTGGAAAGTGCCCACAACGGGCGGTTATTGCGGCGGGTTATTAACGGGTAAGGCGTTAGCGAAGATTTACATTAAACACTTGTCAGAACATGCTGCGTCACGACAGTTCGGCACGTTACAGACAATCGCTCTGGATATGTTTGGTAACAATCCATTGAATGAAAATGTAGATCAAGCGGCCTTTAGAGGGCAGGTGGTCGGTTTTTTTGAGGAGATAGAGAACTGGTTAGTACCATCAGCAGTATTGTTAAAGGACGAGATTAATAACTTGGATAATAACGAGTTGTTAACGATGGCGAACGAGGGAATATTGATGCAAGAGTCAGCCTAAAACGTACTGAATTAGTATGAATAAGAAGCCGGATTATTCCGGCTTTTTGCTAAAATAGATCCTCAAGGATCATAAGCACCATGCCAATTAAGCCAAGCAAAAAAAATAAAGCCTCCTGATCTTGTCTCCACCCCCGAGCTTTCTTCCCGCCGACATCAAGCATATACAACCCCAAACACATGATCGGCAGACCAAGCAGCCAGCTAATATTCTCGCCAGCGGCATAACCTAAAATCATCAGTACAAGCATAGCTATTAAGTGCATAAGCATTCCTTATTAATTGTGAAGGAGCACGACTGGCAAGTGTGTTCCTGAACGAGGAGTCGAATTGAAAAGCGCGCTTTTTACACTTTAAAAAGTCTGGGCAAAATCTGGGCAAAACACAGGTCTTTTGTGTCCGCTATAGTCCTGAGTGAAAACAGCTAAACCCTTACAAAACGCGGACATAAACGGACTGAAAAACAACATAATAGGGTTCGACTCCCTCTCTCACCGCCACATTCTAAGAACCCGATCACATGGTCGGGTTTTTTCTTTTCTAACAATAACCTATTGAATTATAGTTGCTTCATCCAATGGCTTACCAACCTTTGGCACCTTAAGGTGGTACAAAAGGGTGGTACAAAACGATGGCATTTATGATTCAACCATACAGTGATCCAAAGTCTGGAATCTGGAAAATCCGCAAGGTTATTCCTAAGCATTTACGGCCTTTTCTTGATGGCAAAGTTGAGCTTAAGCGAAGCCTAGAGACTAAGGATGCCTATGAAGCCAAAACAAGGGCTGCTGGTGTGATTGCGGAGTTCGAGTCTGCAATTGCTCGTGCTCAGTCGCGATTCGACAATCAAGAGAACGAGCAGAGAATATCTTCAGCTCAGTTAGATGCTATTGTCAGCTATTGGGTGGCTCATGAGCATGGACGGCTAACGCAAGCAGACATTCAAGCAAGATATCTGCTCGAAACTCCCGAAGGACTTGCAAGCATGACTGAGTGGTTCAGCGAGCCGCTCGAAATGCTCCATGAAGCTAATGGAACAAGTCGCCAACAAACAGAAGAACAACGCTTTGTGCGGCATATGAGTGCATTCGTTGATGAAGCCCTTGTGCTTTCTCAATACTCACTCTACGACCATTCATTAAGACTATATCTCGCAATACAATTAGCAAAAGCTTGTATCAAGCTCTGTAATTCCGCTATCGATCATGAGCAACTCGATAGGCGTAAACAAGAACTCATTCGGCGGGAGCTAAATCGAGGTTTTGAGCCGAATCTACCTGATACGAAGATCGAACCTACAGAGCCGAGTGGTGATGCGTTACAGCAGCTTAAGGATTTAGGCCTTATAGTTACTACCAAGGACACCAGCAGTAAAGCTCCAAGCAAACAAAAGGAAGGTAAAATATCTGTATCTTCTAGCGTTTCGCAGTTGATTGATTGGGTGAATGACCAGAAGAAGATTGTGAGTTCAGAGAGTGATTTCATATCATGGCAAAGAGAACGCAATTGTCCTTGTCAGCGACTGATAGAGTTTTTTGCCGATAAACCCATTGGTGAAATCCAAAAGCTGGACATGCGTAATTTCTTCAAGTGGATCATCCGCTGTCCGAGTAGACCAAGCCTAAAGATACGAGCATTACCCTTCCAGCAGCAAATAGACATCGCAGAAAAACGTGGATTGGCTTGTGTGAGCCGCAATACAGCTCATAAGGAACTTAATTTGATTTCGGGGTATTTCCAGCAGGCGGTCGATTTAGATATTCTGCCGAAGAATCCTTGCCATAAGGCGTCGCTCGGCACAGAAAAGGTTAAGTTAATTAGAGATCCGGGCTACTCAAATACCGAACTGACGAAGATTTTCTCCCTGTCACTCTTTAGTCAACGTACTCATGCTCAAAAGACAAGATACGGTGAAGCTCCTTACTGGTTGCCTGTTATTCTGGCCTACACCGGAGCAAGGGCAGAGGAGATTGCTCAGCTTTACGTGAAAGATATCAAGCAGGATAGCGATAATAGCGAGCGATGGTATTTCCATATTCAGGATGGACGTGACGACCAATCCGTTAAGACGGGTGAGTCTAGAAGGGTACCAATTTGTCAGGCTCTTATTCGGTTAGGGTTACTGGATTACCTGAATACCTTGCCAACAGAGGGGCGATTATTCCCAATGCTCAAGGCCAACGGTAAGGCTAAGTATCACTCCACGGTTGCACGTTATCTGAGAAAAGCCTTTATGACACTCGATATTGAGCATTACGGTAGCCTAAAACATCTACATGCATTCCGTCATCGTTTTATCACCGAAGCCAGAAAGGTCATGCGTGAGGATGTCCAAAATGCGATAACAGGGCACTCAAATGCGGGTAATACGGGGCGTAACTACGGTATCTACTCAGAGCTTCATCAGGCGATTGATAAGATGCCAGTGATAGATATTCCTAAGTGGAGTGCTCAATACGAATAA